ATTAGTCGTCAGATACTCTACTACAGCTTCTGTGTGCCAGATAGCTTCTCAAACTACAGGATTAGCCGTGAAGTGGGTTATTCAGAAAGAAGCATACAAAGGATGAAGTCGGAAGCTCTAATAGAGTTTGCAGAAGCGTATAAACACGGAAGAATAATTGCTTATAAATAGGGGGACCATATAATGTGGAAAGATTATGTATCGTTGAAAGAGTTGAAAAAAGATCTTGTTTTCAAAAGAATTGTAGAATGGTCAGAGAGTGAATTAATTTTAGAAGATGGAACCAAAATGGAAGTTGTATGTAGCGAATCAGATTGCTGCGCATGGGCCGAAGGTGAATTCAAAAATGTAAAGCTTGATGCAGTGATTACAGATATAAAGATTTTTGATAAAGGTAACCGTCTCTATAATGGTGACGGACATACCTCTTATGCTGAAGTCGTTGTTTATCATAATCGTAATGAGATCGCTAAAGCAGAATGCACAGCGAATGATGGGAATGGCGGCTACTATTATAGTGTTTGTGCTTTAAAGGTCAAAGACAAACTTTGTATAGTGACTGACGCATAAAAAAATGGCGGTTTTTTGGCGGAATGATGGCGGTTTTTAGCCATTTATCAGTGATATTATGGTAGTGTCGAAAGATTAGTGATAGGTCTGAGACAAAATAATAATAAAAGGAACATCGTTTTATTATTGTTTCACAATTAAGCTTCGATAGACAGCAACGGAAATATTAAGAATAAGGATGTGAATTTTAACTCCTTCTAAATTGTTCTTATTATCTATCATCCGTTGCTGTCTATTGTTACATACAGATCGCTTAGGCGGTCTTTTTATTTTGGCCGAAAACCTACATTTTCGATGGCCGATTATTGGAGGAGGAATAGCATGTTCAAACTATCTGAAATCATTAAGAAGTCCGACGTTGAGAAATTAGAGATGTTAAAAAAGAAGTTGAAGAAATAGCAGTCTCTTCGTGAGGCTGTTTTATTTTGCTCACAAAAATAGACCACTATCGGGTAATAGTGGTCAGGAATTAAATGAAAAAGATGTTAGGGTTGTTAGCTAAGTATAACATCATAACGCTTACAAAACAATGCAAGAAGGATAAATTATTATGAGAACTTACTGGTATGTGTCATTAAACAATAAATATCCGAAGCCAATGAAAGGACAGCATAGGCGTGTAGTCATGTCTGTTCAAATGAAGGCGAAGTATTCGATTGTAGAAATGATCAGAGAGGCAACGCCAGTAGAGATTGATTATTGCAAGCTAGTCTATTGTGGGTGCGGCCGTTGGAAAGAGGATCATGTACAAAAAAATATCAGCAAGTACATATAGAGAGGCGGTGATTAAGGATGGAAAAAAGCGATACGAAAGCGAACAGATACAAACCTACTGCTGCAGAGAAAAAACTCTTGGAAGTATTGATAAATCCAGATAACTTAGGCAAACCGGTGCAAGAGTTGTGTTCACTGGCGAAAATAGGTAGGACCAAATATTACGACGCCATGAGCAAAGATGGCTTTGTTGATCTAGTTAACGAAACAACAATGGATCTGATCAAAGGAAAAGCTTCTGATGTCCTTAATGCCACTTACAAGTATGCATTGACTGAAAAAGGTCATCAGGATAGGAAAATGATTCTGACTATTGCTGGAATCTATGCAGACAAACAAGAACTCAAACATTCTGGCGGCGTCGATATCCGAAAACAGTATGAGAAAATGTCCGATGAAGAATTAGAAGAGTTGGTGAAACGGTATGAAAAAATCAACGACTCTTAATCGTGTTGAGTATGCCGTTGTTCAAAGAGAGCTAGCCATTCGAAAAGCTAGGAAAAGTTTTTGGCTATTCTGCCAGCTTCTTTATCCAGAGTTTTACAAAGATGATCGGTTGTATTTGAAAGATTTATGTCATACGCTACAAGATTTTTACGAAGATAAAATCGACAAAAAAATTTTGGTTATTAACATGCCGCCTCGACATGGGAAGACTTTTACAGCGCGGCTATTCGTTTTATGGATGTTTGGACAAAATCCAAAGACGAAAATTATTACCGGATCTTATAACCAAATCCTGTCATCTTTATTTGCGCAACAAACACGTGATGGAATCATGGTTGAAAACGAAAATGTTAAGGCTGAATACTTTAAAGATATTTTTCCAGAGGTGCAAATCAAATATGGAGATGCTGCAAAGGGTTTCTGGTCTTTAGATGGTTCAGAAGAAAAGAATTATTTAGCGACTTCTCCTGGTGGAACATCCACTGGTATTGGCGCGAATTATGTAATTGTTGATGACATCATTAAAACCGCAGAAGAAGCCTATAACGAGCGTGTTTTAGATTCTCACTGGGAATGGTATAACAACACGTTGGCCCAACGAATGGAACGGCCACGTAAACAGATATTGATTATGACACGTTGGTCAAGTAATGATTTAGCCGGAAAAATGTTGACGAGACGAAAAAATAATGTTCATCAGATCTGTTATAAAGCAGTACAAGAAGACGGCTCGATGTTGTGCAACGAGATTATGACCCACGATGAGTACTTAGATGTGGTACAAGAAATGAATGTAGATATTGCAGAAGCCAACTATCAGCAAGAACCAATTGACCAAAAAGGCAGGCTATATCAGAAGTTTCTTACTTATGATACGTTGCCTGATAACATTATCAAAATATGGAACTACACCGACACCGCCGACAAGGGTGCCGATTACTTTGCGTCTCCTGTTTTTGCTGAGACGTCTGATCATGATGCTTATATTATCGATGTCATGTATACAAAAGAGCCGATGGAAACAACTGAAATAGCCCACGCTAATATGATTATTCGCAATCGAGTTAATAAGGTACGGATTGAAGGAAACAATGGCGGGCGTGGATTCAGAAGAAATTCAGAAAGAATTACAAAAGAGCGAGGCTATCGAGGTGCAGTATTTGAAGACTTTCATCAATCGGATAATAAACTGTCTAGAATACTGGCGAATAGTGCTTGGGTGGAAAATCATGTTTACTATCCAGATGATTGGGCGACACGTTGGCCGGACTTTTATGAGGCTATGGTTAGTTATCAACGTGAAGGTAAGAACGCTCATGATGATGCTCCGGATGCAGTTACAGGAATTGCAGAAACGATTATAGAAGCAGATGACTTCGAGTTTATTGCTTATTAGGAGGTGGGTCTTTGTTTTATTCTGGAATCACATTGAAAAAATACAAACGTTTAAGAACGAAATATTCAACGCAAATCGAAGAAGGATTATTCGATCCTAACGCTTTTATGGAAGATATGAAACCCTTTTTCGATGATCGAGAAAGAAAGTATCTTGCTTATACTAGCGAGAAAAACGAGATCGACAGTCGTGAGAAACCAAAAACAAAAATCATTAAGGTCAATAACAAGATTCATGCGGGAATGTATTCAGTGGTCGTTGATCAAGCAGTTAACCATTTCACAGGAATACCAATTAAATGGGATTATGATGTTTCGGAACAGAAAAGGACATTCATTCAACGAATGAGAGACAAATTACTGGGTAATGATATCAGCGCCCCTTCTACCCCAGAAGAATTTGAAACACTCACGAGACAATTAAGTACTATGCGGTTTGGAATGTTAGACCCCGATACTGCAACATTTCAAGGAGCGACAGGGCTTGCTTTCAGATTACTGGAGCCTGTTGAGACAAATGATGGTTGGGAACTAAGAGCAAGCAACATTGAGCCGTGGAAAGCTGAAAAGTACGAAAACGGCGCAGTGTACATTAAAGAGAAATACGATCCATATCAAAAGAAGTTTTATGAAGAGATGAAGGTTGTCACGCCGAAATCAATATTTACTTATGCTCGATATACTGATTACCCTGGCACGGTACAAGGAGCATTTAAAACGCTGGGTAATGTTCCTAATCCTTTAGGCGTTATCAATCTTACGGAGTTTAAAAACAATACAAACCGTTACTGTGACTTTGAAGTTGCAGAGGAGATTAGTGATGCTATTGATCGTGTTTTATCTGATCAGCAGAACGAGATTGAACAATTCAAGTTAGCTTATATGCTGATCACTGGGGCAGATTTGTCCGAGGATAAAGCCAAGAAGATGATGGAGCAACTAGGGATCATCAATCTGAAAGACCCTAATGCGAAAGCCGGCTACGTGACAAAGGATCTACAAAAGGATTTCAACGAGTATCATTTTGATCTTCTTAAAAAGCAATTCTACACGGTGTGTAAAGCAATTGATTTCAATGACGAAGTCTTTAAGTCGAATAGTTCTGGGGAAGCCCGAAAGTGGCAAATCATTAGTTTAGAAGCTAAGACAAATACCAAAGAACAGTACTTTCGAGAAGGATTGAAAGAGTGTGCCGAGGTTATGGCTGCTTATTTGGATTTTGCCGAGAAAGTTACAATTGATCCGGAAAAGATCATTTTCACCTTCTCTCGTTCGCTTCCAACAGATTTAAGCTACCTAGCTGAGGCATTGCCTAAGTTGGCACCATACGTTTCTAAGAGGACGATTCAAAGTCAGATCCCGTTCGTCACAGATGTTGATTATGAAAACGAAATGATTGACGTCGAAAGCAGACAATCTTACCCAGACGGCGAGTATGGAGGTGGCATCGTTGAGTCAAATAGAAACGAAGTACTGGACCAAACGTCGAGAACTGGAAGATTTAGCAAGACTCAAAATGGAAAATCAAACGCTAAAGAAACTAAGTAGTGTCTTTCCTGATGCGTTGAAAGAAATTCAAGCGGAGTTATTATCCCAAGCTGATTTACACGATATTACCTATGCTGAGATGATGGAATTTTATAGTACAAGTGATCAGAAAAAATATCGTGAATACGTTGAAAAGAACTACAAATCACTGAAGATGTATGATGCAAAATACAAAGAGTTCATCGAAGAATACTTTCCTTCTTTCGACTACGCCAAAGTGAATCGGCTGCTTCAAATGAGGTCAGATATTTTTCGAATTCTTGCAGAGAGTGCAATAGATGCAGATGTGAATAAATATTTTTCGGATCGGTTAGAAGATATCTTGCAACGTTCGTATGTATCAAACGCAAACGTATTTGCCCAGATTTTGAACGTAGATTTGCCGAATTACTTATCAAAGGAAGAACTTGAACGTTACCTGAACTATCCTTGGTCAGGTAAGACATTCTCGCGTCGTTTATGGGGCAATATTTCATCTCTAGAACAAAAGCTATCTAACGCCATTACAACTAGTGTAGCAAGTGGCGAAGGAGTTCTCGTGGCATTACGAACAATGCGAGAAGACCCAGAAATATGCGATATGTTCAAAAGGGAGGAATCGAAGTACAACAAGGCGATCGAAAATCTTGTGAGAACAGAATACGCTAAATTCGCTCAAGATGGTATTGAGAAATCTTATATTGAAACTGGTGTAGACGAATACAATGTCTTAACTGCAAAAGATGAAAAGGTATGTTCAATATGCGGTGGCAAAGCAAAGAACAACCCATACAAGTTGAGTGAAGCGATCATTGGTGAGAACCGTGCGCCTTTTCATGGCCGATGCAGATGTACAGATGTTCCTAATATGCCGAAATTAGGAAAAGATATTGACGAAGAGTATGAGCGTTTATTTGGCGATTTATTAGATGAGTTTGCACATGATTCTTTTGGAATTAATTTGAAACGGAGGAAGTAGAATGAAAGATTTTTTTGAAGCAGTACTAACAATTAATGTAAATGCTGATATTGCAGAAGCCTACAAAACAGCTATTGAGTCTGAGAACCATCCTAATGGCTTGAGAGACCATTGGAATGGCAATTATGCCTACGTGGTTATTGGCGATCAAACTGTTAATTATCAAGATAATACTCCAGTTGATAAGAATACCGTTAATTTAACGATTCAATTATTATCTCATTCATTACCAAATTTAAAAGAAACAGTTGATTGGTATGAAAATATGGGATGTATTGTTGTTAGAACTGACTACAAAGAAGGAAAGTCTAGTAATTAGGCTTTTTTATTTTGTCCGAAATGACGTTAAACTAGCGCAATACTGGGCTTGGTTGAATGGTGGGGCGCAACTATTAAAACTCAAAGCAATGCGGGGCGTGAAAACGAATCGTGGGGCGAAAGGAGAATGATTATGAAACACAAATCATTAATGCCAATGAATTTGCAATACTTTGCCGAAGGTGACGATCAAAAGTTTTCTTTTGATGACTTCAAATCTTTTGTGGAATCCAATGAAGAAGCTCAAAAATTTATTCAGTCACAATCTCAAAGTGTTGCCGACAAACAATTGGAAGCTTGGAAACAAAATAACTTAGATAAAATTAAACAGGATACCATCAAGGAATATGAGGAATCTAAGAAAAACAAGTCACCTGAGCAAATTCAACTGGAAAAACTACAAGCTGAATTTGAAGCAGAAAAAGCGTTGCGTGTGACAAGTGATAATAAAGCATTTGTTGCAGAACAAATTGCTGGATTAGAACTAGATGGAGAGTTAAAAGAGTCTATTTCTCAATTTATGCTAAATAATCTTGTTAGTTCGGATACAGATTTCACTAAGAATGCTGTTGAAGGTTTTACAAGTGTTTTGAATGCAATCAATGAGAAACATGCAGATGCATTAAAAGAACTACAAATGAAGTTTGCATTTGGTGGAACTCAACAATCGAATAACCAAGTTCAGCAGAACAATGAAACATTTACAAATCCAGAAGAACAATTAGGACAAATTCTTCAACAATTTAACTAGGAGAGTGAAAAATTATGAAAAAAACATCTTTAAATAATTTAGAGTATTTGGATATTTCACCAGCGATTAATGCTATGCAAGTACCAAATACACCTTTTTTAAGCTATTTACTTGGTGCTGGAAAGACAGAGCAAGCAAATTCAACAGAAATTAAATGGCGTGAATATGACATCAACAACGATGATTCTTCTGAAAAGCTTGAGGGCGGAGATTATCCAGATGCTGAATCGGGTCGAAATTGGTTTAACAACTATACAGAAATTTTTAGAAAATCAACCTCTGTATCTGGTACATTAGATGCTATTAATGTGAATGGTGTCGGAAACGAGTTAACTAATCAAGTAGCACTACGTGGTATGGAAATGAAAATTGACTTGAACAGAAAATTGATTACTGGTGTAAAAGCTGATGAAAATGGTTCTAAAGGTCGTCGAATGAATGGAATTTTGAACTTGATCAATTCAGCAAATAAGGCAGAAACAGCTACTGCGGGTGCAGTAACAAGAAAAGATATCGATGGTTTATTTAAATTGATGTATGAAAAAGGTTATATGGGAGAAAAATTATGCTTGATTTCTCCAGATATGCAGGAGTTAATGACTGATGAGTTAGATGGAAAATCAACAAAAATTGTTCAGTTCGGTGAAAGAGTAACTTTTGGATTGCAAATTGGAAATATCGTGTCTAATTACGGTACAGGTATTGCTTTACTAGAACCATCATTGCCAAAAGGAACAATTGCCGCAATCGATACTAATTATGTGAAACTACGTCCATTACGTGAATGGAGAGCAGAAGAACTTGCAAAAACAACTGATTCAAGACGTATCGGTCTTGTAGGTGAATATTCTCTTGAATACAACGCTTCAAACTCTGGGGCAATTTTAAATTTAAAGTCTGAATAAAAGGGAGTTAGTACTCCCTTTTTTGATAGGAGGAATTACAGTGGTAAAAAAAGATGAAACTAAAAAAGATGAAGTCGTGAAATATAGAGTAGGTAAAACTAAAAATTTTGTTGGATTTGTTCATCCTAAAACTCGTAGATTTATCACAGCAGATTCAAATAACGAATTTATCATTTCTATAGATGATAAAGAAGCAATTGCAATTTTGGAAGATGCAATTGATGTTAATGAAATTTAGGAAGTGATCTGATGGATGAATCGCTAAAAACGGAAATCATTGAGTCTATAAAAGAAGATTTTCCAGATTTGAGTGAAGAACGCATAACTAATTTATTAGAAATAATTTTGCTAGAAATTGAATCATACAATAGTTGTAAAAATGATGTTTCATGGGAAAAGTTAAAAAGCGTGATTAGTGAAGTGTTGTATCAAATAATAAAAAATGAATCAGAAAAAAAAGTATCTTCAGTTAGACGTGGCGATACGACGATTAGTTATGCGTCAACAGCGAATGCTGTTAGTGAGTTACTTCTAGGATATGGCGATTTGATACGAAGGGTTATTGGTTGTGGAGGATTGGAGTTTTTTTAATGAATGAAGCAGATATTTTAGAAACTACTTACGAAGATAGTTGTATTATCGAAAGACTAATGGACATTGAAGATTCTAATACAAATATTACTATTCAAGATTATAAAAAAGTATATGATAATCCTATTTCTTGCGCTCTTTCACAAGGTCAAATCGATGGACTAGCAGTCATAGAAGATGGAGAGATGGTAAATGTTTCAACTGACACATATAAATTATTTGTTCATCCTAAGATTAAACTAAAAAAAGGAGATCGAATAACAATAACTCAAAAGGCCAGTGGCTTAATTTTTTCTCTATTTGCTACTAAGCCTTTTTACTATCCTAGTCATTGTGAAGTGAATTTGATAGGAAGTGAGAAAAATGGGTAATCTCAAATATGAATCAAATGCAGAAAAGATCATTGAGAATTTTAAAAATATGACTGTAATTGCTCAAAAAGAAGGAATATCCTTCGTTAACGATTCAATGAATAAAGTCGTTAGTTTAGCTAAACCATTAACTCCTGTAAAATCAGGTAATTTAAGGCGAGGATATCGTGTAGTAAAAGCTAGAAAACTATCAAGCGGTCGAATTGTTGGAGCAGTTATAAACAATGAACATTATTTTAAATATGTAGAAGAAGGTCATAGGACTAAAAATGGTGGCTTTGTCAAAGGGAAATTCATGTTAACTCGTGCAACGAATCTTGCAAATATGTCTTATATTCCTCGAAGATTTAAACAAATGGCAATAAAAATCGTTAAGAAAGGAAAGTAACATGAAAGATGAAATCATTGCTGCAATCAGTAGCAAATTAAAAGAAATCTATCCTGATGGGACAATATATCTTGATTCAGTTATGCAGTCAACTAAAGATTTTTATTTCGTTTTATCAGTAATGGAATCTGGAACTGAAAATGTAGGAATTGATATTCAAAATGTTTCTTTCTTAATTGATATTGCATTGATTGATAATAAACCTAATAGAAATTTAATTAATGAATTAGTCTCACGTTGTGGGACTTTTTTTAATACGATTACAATCGATGAGCAAATATTATTTCCAAAAGCCTATTTACCTGATGAAGCAGATGGTGTTCAACATATTCGTTTTACATTAGAATTTCCACAATATATTGAATGGAGTGAAAGATAAATGGGAGAAAAAAGAAGTAAAACCGGAATTATTTCTGTCGAAAAACCTACTTGGTTTCCTTTGGAAGATGAGACAGGGAATTTTCCGGTATATGGTACTGCGTTGCCAATGGGAACAGCAGTAAGTATCAAACCAACAGCTAATTATGAAACAACACAAGATTATGGGGATTCAGTGGTTCAAGATCAATTTACAGCTTTTGGTGGTGCAGAAGTTGAACTGGAAGCAAATGGATATACTCATAAAGTTTTATCTACAATTACTGGAGGGAAAATTGTTAAAGGTGGTGCCTTGCGTTCTGGAGAAGATATTGCGCAAGATGGTGCGTTTGCATATAGACGTAAAAAATCGAATGGGAAATACCGTTATACGGTCTTTTATAAAGGACAGTTTGCTCTAGATTCAGATGAAACGTCAACGATTGAAGGAAGTAAAGTAAGTTTTACTCATCCAACTTGGAAGGGTTCATTTGTAGATGTACCAGGACTTGGATATATGTATTCAGTTGATGAAGATGATGAAGGCGTGGATAAAGCAATGATCGGAAATTGGTTTACAAAAGTAGCAATTCCAATTGAAGAAGCAGAACTTTCAGGAGGTACAGAATAATGTCAAAATATCAAACAACGATTAAATTAACGAAAAAAGATGAAGAAGGTAAATATGAGCAAGTACAATTTAAATCTGCTGAATTTTTACCAGGAACAGTTGTAGAAGATGCTGCAGGAGTTATGGAAGAAATGCAAACAGCGACTGATAAACAATCAGTTAAAAAAGCTTTAAGTCGTGCTTATTCATTTATTGCAGATACTTTATTTGAGGGACAATTTACTGGTGAAGATTATTGCAAAGGAATTGATGCTCGTGAGATTGCCTCATTGACAGGAAAATTATTGAAGTCTGTTACTGCAGGTTTTGATGAAACTTATACAGAGACGAAAAAAAAGTAAGTGAGGCGCTCAAGTCACCTTCATTTAAGTATTCGATTACTTACCGAGAATTAGATATAAAGACGCAATTACTCGAAGCAGGTTGGACGTTACCAGAAATTGAACGTACTGACTTGGATGAGTTAATGCGTCTTTTTGCTTTTAGAGATGCGGTAAAAGAGCATGAAGATGTTGAGTACTATGATAATTTCACTCAATTTTAGGAGGTGATACTTTGAATAACGATGACCTAATTCTGAAGATGATACTAGATGAATCTGGTTTTACTGCCGGTATGAATAATGCTGTCAAAAAGTTGAACTCTTTTGATGAAACAATCGAAAGAAAAAGTAGAAATAGTGGCAGTTCATTAGGTAGTATTTGGAAAATATTTGCTGGAAGTTTTCTAGCTAGCGGAGTAACTAGAATCGTAGGAGCTGGCTTTGATCTAATCAAGGGTTCCATAAGTGGAGCGGTTGATCGAGTAGATACGATGAATAACGCTCTACGAAATTTCCAAAATATGGGATTTAGTAATTCAGAAATTATGAAGAATATCGGAAAGAATGGGCTTTTATCTCAAGGTATTCAAGGACTTCCTACTGCTTTGAATGATGCGATAAGTCATGTTCAACTTCTTGCTTCTTCTACAGGTGATTTAACTCGTTCAACTCAAATATTTAAAGCTTTAAATGATGGAATTCTTGGTTTCGGTGGTTCAACTGATCAAGTTAATGAAGCTGTTATTCAATTATCTCAAAGTTTCTCAAACGGAAAAGTAGACGCACAAACTTGGAACTCAATGATCAACGCTCAACTTGGACCTACTCTTTCTGCTATTGCTAAAAAGATGGGAATTACAATGGGAGATCTGAAAGAAGGTTTATCTCAAGGTAAGATTTCTGTTGAAGAATTCCAAAATCAATTAATAGAAATGGATACCAAAGGTGGCGGAGGACTTAAATCATTAAGTCAAATCGCTAAAGATTCTACTAAGGGAATTAAAACCTCTATACAAAATGCAAAAACAGCTGTTACACGTGGTGTTGGTGAGGTAATAGAAGGATTAAATAAAGCATTAGTAGATTCAGATTTAGGTGGATTTAAGGGGATTATTGATAAAGTTGCCAGTTCCATGGAATCTTTTTTGAAAGTAATTGCTGCAAATATTCCTAGAGCAGTGTCTTTTTTAAGTAATCTTTTTGATGCAGTTCAAAAATTTGGCTCTGCATTGAAATTCATGATGCCATTTCTGGTTCCTGCAACTACTGCTTTTGGCGCATTAATGTTTCAACTTAAAGGAATACCAACAATTATAAAAAGCTTCAATAATTTTAAGAATGCCATAATCGGTGTTGGAAATTCACTAAAGATTATGGGGGCTATAGCCGCCGCAAATCCGTTTGTTTTGATTGTTGGAGCCGTTGTTGGAGCGATTGCTGTATTTGGCTATTTTATGGCAACCAACGAAGAGGTTAGAAACAAAGTTATATCCGTTTGGAATGATGTAAAAGATTCCGTACTTGGTGTATTAAAGAATATAAAAGATTGGGGAATTGATACTTGGAATTCTGCTAAAGAAATGGCATCAAATGCTGTTGAGAGTGTCAAGGATGCTTGGTCTGGAATAAAGGAATGGTTTTCAAATACTTGGCAAGGCATTAAAAATGGAGCAACAGGTTTATTTGATAAAACAGTAGAAACATCTATGAATGCGGTTGATAGTGTAAAAAACGCATGGTCAAATACAAAGCAATGGTTTTCTGATATTTGGCAGAGCATAAAAGATTCAGCAACTGAAAAATGGAATGAAATTAAAGGTTCTATCATGGAAGTTGCTGGTCCATTGATTACAGGTTTAAAGAACGCATTCTTGCATGTCACTTTTTATTTAGAGACCTTATGGAATAATCTAGTTGAGATTGGTAAAAATGTTTTTGAGATTTTAAAAAATGTTATACTTACGCCAGTTTTGTTTATTACCTCCATGATTTCTGGTGGATGGGAAGAAACAAAAAACAACATGATTGGTGTATGGAATAATATTAAAGAAAGTGCTCTAAATATTTGGGAGTCTATAAAAAATATTTTTGTTAGTTACATTACAAATATTTATTTTGCTGCGCTTAATATTTGGACAGGGTTCAAACTTACTTTGATAAACATTTGGAATGAAGTAGTAAGTCAAGCTAAATCAATTTGGATTAATGTAAAATACTTTTTTATTAATCTTTGGATTGACATTAAGTATTTTGCTATTCAAAAATGGATTGAATTAAAATTCGGGATTATTCAAACTTGGATTGATTTAAAATATAATGCTATTACTACTTGGAACAATATTAAACAGTTCTTCAAAGATACTTGGCAGAACATTAAAGATATAGCATACAATACATGGATTTCTATAAAGAATTCCATGATCAATACTTGGAATAACATCAAGGAATCTTTCTGGAATATTGTTACTGGAATTGTTAACTCCGCTGAAAATGCATGGACTAATCTAAAAAATGGTGTTTCAAAAGCAATTAATCGGGTGAAAGAAATCTTTGATTCATTAAGGGAAATCAATTTATTCGAAATCGGTAAGAATATCATTGATGGACTTATCAATGGTGTAGTAGAAAAATGGAATGCATTGAAAAAGACTATTAAAGGAATAGCTGGAAGTATCAAAGATTCTATTAAGGGTGCATTAGGTATTCATTCTCCATCTAGATGGATGAGGGATATGGTAGGTAAAAATATTGTTCAAGGTATTATCGTTGGTATTGATAAAGAAAAAAGTAAATTGGATCAGACAATGACTGATTTAGTGAAAACTCCGTCGGTTCAACCAGTTATTACAGGGTCTAATAGTCAACCAGTGGTACAAGCTAAACAAAATACATCTTCAAATGCAGTGAATGAAATTCACTTGCATTTAAATGTTTATGGAGATCTACCTGATTCGATGATTAAACAAATCGCCAAGAAGATGAAAACAGAATTGACGAGACAAATGAAACGAGATGCTGATGCAGTAGGAGGGACATTATATGCAACTTAAAAGAGGACAATTTTTTATCAATCAACATTATTCTTCTGAGTTTAACGTATATATTCAAAATAGGCCTGCCTCTGTTTCAGCTAGTCGTGTAATTGAATTGAGAGAACGTGAAGGCAATGACTCAATTATTATCGATAAAGCCTATTACAAAAACGTTACTAGAAAAATTGAATGTTATTACAAAGCACCATCGATTGATTTAGTGCAGGAATGGGAAGATCGAATTACTGAATGGTTAGATATGAACTCTTACAGTGATTTTATTCTTTATTACGATCAACAATATATCTATCAAGCTATAGTAACCGAAGCGCCAGAATTTAAAGGAACAAGAAAAACAGGGAACATAGTTCCATTTGAATTTACAGTTAGTCTTCGACCATTCAAAGAAAATTATAGTGGTCGTTTTGCTATTCAACAGATAAAAGCTTTCGAGTTATTTAATCCAGAGAAGTATGCTTCAAAACCGCTTATTAAATTGAGTGGTTCTGGAGATGCTTCTTTTTATATTAATAATGATAAATATGATTTGAAACTATTAGATAGAGAATTATATATAGATTCTAAACTAGAAGAGTCTTATCGAAAGCTAGATGACAATTTAGAACATCAAGATCATGTCACTTTATTTTTAGATTTTCCATTTCTATACCCTGGAAAAAATGAAATCAAATGGACGAATAACATACATTCGTTTGAGATAATACCAAGGTGGTGGAGAAAAGTATGATACCAAGAATATATAGTCCTACCGAGACAGATTTTTCTACGAATGGTTTAGGGATTTTGAAGGACACCACAAAATGTGAGATATATGAAGTAGCAAATGGAAAATATGAATTAGAGTTGGAGTATCCATTAGGTACTCGATTTGATGAATATTTTGAAAATGACTATCAAATAAAAGCAAAGTCAAATGATCAAGAAGAGTATCATATCTTTTTTATTGATGATAAAGATATTGATACCTTTTTAGATACCGTAACTATTTATGCCCAGAGTCGTACAAATCGGCTTGGAAGACGAGCGGTCACTTTTGCTGGAGTCGACTCTAAAACTGGTCGAGAAGCAATGGCAATTATTGAAAACAATATGGATAAAAAATCAGATATACGCTTATATTCTGATATTACAACTGTATCAAGTACAACTTTTGAAGCAAGAAATGTTTTAAATTGTATTGCTGGTGAACAAGGATCTTTACTTCAGTATTGGGGCGGAGAAATTAAACGTGAGCCTTTTAAGCTATCTTTATTAAAGCGAAGAGGTCGTGATAATATTGGCACAATCCGATATGGAAAAGATTTATCTGGGTTAAAAGTTAAGTTAGATTGGACAGGCGTGAAAACAAGAATTATTCCGTATGCTGATCCTCAAAGTGATGCAGGTACAACTAGCCGAATTTATGGCTCGCCAGTAGATAGCGAATATATTAATAATTATCCTGATGTATATACAGAACACGTTCAATTCACAGAAGAACAGGGAGTTAAAGACGTTAATAGCTTAAATAAAATAGCTAAGAATTATTTCAAAACAATTAATCCAGGCTGTGATAAACCGAAGATTTCTATTACCGTTGAGTTCGATAAATTAACGGACACCGAAGAAGGAAAAGAATTCGCTAAGATAAGAAATTATGGGTTATTTGATACGTTTAAAATATATCATCGAAAATATAAACTATATTTTGAATCGAAAGTTAGCGGTGTTCAATATGATTCATTATCTGAAAAGGTTTTGAAATTGGAAGCTGGGGATGCTCAAGTTGCTTTTTATCAACAACAAGCTGTTACTATTCAAGATAAATTAAAAGATTATGCTACGAATAATTATATGAGTAGTTTTAATGATTATGTGTCCTCTATGATTGCAGGTCAAGGAAATGCAGGCGGTTATGTAGTTTTATGGCCAAAAGAAAAACCTTCAAATATTTTTATAATGGATAGCCCTGATTTAAACAAGGCAAAAGAAGTATTAAGAATGAACAAAAATGGAATTGCCTTTTCTAAAAATGGTTGGAATGGTCCTTTTAATTCCGCTTGGACATTGGATAGTATATTCAATGCTAATTTTATTCAAACAGGATTAATAAAGGCAGATATCTTTCAAAACTCTTTTAATAAAACTGGAGATGTATTGAAATTAGTTAATGGACTACTTCAAATTTGGAATAACAAAAAGAAAATAATGGAGTTAACCAAAAAAGGAATGGAGTTTTGGAATTCTAATAGTTCAATTGGAACGATTGGAACAACTGATTCTGCTGGTAATCCTTTTCCTGGAGCTTCTACTCCCACACCTATTGAAGATAATTCTTTAGTTATTCGTACAAATGGAGACGGCAAATATATTTTGATTTCTCCTAAAGTTGGTAAAGGATTAGTTTTATTAGGAAATGGTAAAGCAATTTATTTTGGAGACTTAGATGTACAAGGCAAACTCACAGTTAACGGAAAAGAAATCACAGGGAACAACAGTGGAGGAAGTGATCCTGGAACTATCCCTCCTCAATTGACGACGGAAGCTGAAAAAAGAGCATGGAAAATTTGGACAATGCTGAAAGCTCGTGGCTATTCTGAATATGCAGCTGCAGGTATTCTAGGAAATATTCAGGGGGAGGTTGGAGCAAGTATGAACCCTGATACAGAACAACTTGGTGGTCCAGCTTATGGGATTGTTCAATGGGATGGTTCTGCTTATCCGTTAGTCGGATCACCAACTTGGAACGGACGAGAGTATGTTCAGCGTTTGATGAACACCGCAGGGATTCAAGAAGATTATCGAAGTATTGAAGCCCAAGTAAAATTATTAGATTGGTGTATGTTCAACGGTCAATGGCTCGGAAAAGTAAATCCAACCACAGTATCAGGATTTAAATCGATCAATGATGCCAAAAGTGCAGCGTATGCTTTTGAAATGAACTTCGAACGCCCAGCTTCTGCACATCCAGAACGCCAAAATTATGCCCAATCTTGGTATAACAAATTACATGGATTAACTAGTCCAGAACCTGGAGGGAATTTCATTTGTCCAATTCAAAAACCAGTGACAGTTACTTCAGAATGTGGATGGAGAACTAGTCCAATAAATGGCGGCCAAGAATTTCATAATGGAATTGATCTTGTAAATGGAAATCCTAATACACCTGTTTTTGCAGCATTAGATGGGGAAGTTGTTCAGGCTGGTGCTAATTATTATGACTGGTATGGTAATTACGTGGTTATTAAACATAATAATGGGAAGTGGACAGGTTATGCTCATTTGTCTCGTATTGATGTTTCTGTTGGACAAAAAGTCCAGAAAGGTGCTCAAATAGGCTTGATGGGAACAACTGGTCCATCTACAGGAGAACATCTACATTTTCAAATTATGAAAAATTATTGGCCACAGCCAGTTGTTGATTTTGAGAATCCAAGAAATTATATCCAATTTTAAGGTGGTGATTCTATGAGTAAATGGAATGTCGTTTTAAGTACAACAGAACCATATAATTATGTGGGGATGATTCAAGTTCGACAAGGCAATAAGAATACAGAGGTTATGGAAGCGACTATAGTTGAAAATGGTCTTCCCTACGATTTATCAGAATGTAAGGTATATTTTGAATCAGTTGTAGGTGGGAAATATCCAGTCCAATTAGAAACAAAAATTGTGGATGCTAAAAAAGGGAAAATTAACTATATTTTTGATAAATATTCCATGCAGTGTTTGCATCGACAAACAGCCAATTTCATTATATTTAAAGGAGAAGACTTGATTGGAACAACTCAAGACTTCTCCTATTTTGTCATCAATGCTGTTTCAAAAACAGAAGGAGAAATGGGTTCTTATTGGCAATCAATTGAAGATTTAATTGCTGATATGACAGATTTTATTAATGAAAATAAAGGCGATTTTACGGACTGGATGAATGAAAGGAAAGAAGAATTTGATCGCTGGAGAGAAGAACAGGAGAATAGTTTCCAAGATTGGAGAGAAGGACAAGAATCAGATTATTTGTCATGGTTTGAATCAATCAAGGATATTTTGAAGTCTATCGATCCAGGTGGAGTAATGTTAGCCGAATTAATGGATGCACGTGTTGATATTCAAGGAGTTCGTCATGCGTCTATTTCAGAGCGCTTGCTGGCAGATATGGATTATCTATATCAGAAATTACGAGCAACACTTTTCACGATTGAATACGGTGAGATTGAAGTGACTGATATTTTGCAGGATGATCTCTTTTCAGATAATCACGAAGTCGAAAAAGTTGGAACTGTAGAATTTCCAATTGAAGAAGGAGCTTTGATTATTGCAACTGTTGATGATCCAAAACAGAATGTTTTCACTCTTGAGAAAGTTGGGGTGATTTGATGGTTAAAGTAAAGAGAATGATGGAGACTGATGAATCTGGTGTTAAACGTCAATTTATGCCAATTACACATGTTTCTGCAGTTTTAGGCTTAGAAAAAATGATATCAGGACAATCAAAAGTTCTTTCGGTTAATGGTAAATATGGTGCAGTCATTTTAACGAAAGCTGATTTAGGATTAGAGAATGCAATTACTGAACTACCTTATGCAAGCGAGACAAGCGATGGTATTCTTACTGCTGAAATGTTTCAAAAGATCGTAAATGGAGAAGGTGGAACATATATTTTGCCGATTGCTACTCCTGAACAATTAGGAGGTATAAAAGTTGGGGAACTCTTAGAAGTTACTGAAGAAGGTGTTTTATCTGCAACTAAGCAAACAGACTTCAATTTCTCTGAAGAATTAAAGGGAAAATTAGAATCTCTAAAAATATTAAAAGCAGGTGCAAATATATCAATTGCAGAAGATGGAACAATTAGTTCTACAGGTGGTAGTGGGACTGGTGGTGTTAATCAGTCATATGTAGATCAAAAATTCCAAGAAGCTGTAAATCAAGCAGAAAGTTACACAAACGAAAGAATTCCAAATTTTACTTTTGAAAAAATCGGGGAGGTATAGAAAATGACAGATATCGTAAAAATAAAACAAAGCGGTGTACAGGTTTATCCACAAACTCATTGGAATGCTATAGAAGGCAAACCAACAACGGTGAAGGGAGATAAAGGCGATCCTGGCCAAGCAGCAACAATTACCATAGGAACCGTTTCTAGTGGTTCAACCGCTTCTGTTACGAATGTAGGAACATCATCTGCAGCTAGATTTAATTTTGTTTTACCAAAGGGAGATAAAGGTGATCCTGGAATAAATGCCACAACTACAGCTGTAGCTACAACTACAGCAAATGGGTTGATGTCGTCCACAGATAAAACTAAGTTGGATGGAATTGCAGCTGGAGCACAGAAAAATCCAGGTAATGCTACAACTACGACAGCAGGTTTAATGTCAGCAACCGATAAAGTGAAACTTGATGGATTAGCGAATATTACATTTGAGAAAGTGGGGACTGTCTAATGTCTGATATTGTGCAATTAAAAGAAAATGGCGTTCCTAAATATCTTAAAACACATGTTAATGCTATTGACGGAGTTGATGGAAAGTTGGTAAGAGCAACTGGGAATGAAACAATCCTTGGTACCAAAAATTTTCAAGATGGGATACAAGTAGCAGGTAAAAAACCGGTTTTGACTAAAGCAACCACAGACTATGCAATGGTGGATAGGCATAACAATGCTTCGGTAATGTCAGATGGCTCATTGAAATTATATCGAAGAGGTGATTTAGTCTATCTAACAGGATCATTTAAGCTGTCAGCTGGTAAATACAATCAGGGCGTTTGGTTCGATATACCTTCGTGGTCTTATCCTATAGAACCTGTCAGGATATATGGTAAATCAGGTGATAAAGTATGCTTATTATTTATAAATCTAGTTGATAACAATAATATTGTTTGTGTGGATAATATTGCGAAGGATTCGTGGATTACAGCATCGGCTTGCTGGATGGCTAGAGATCCATATTAAGGGAGGAAAACAAAATGAAGATAGTTTACAAAGTATTATATCCACTAGGTTACGAAGAACACGAAGTAGAGGATAATTTCCCAACTGGTTTACCTTTTGTAGAAGTTCCACCTATTTTGTTTGAGAAGAAGGAAGATGAGACGGATGAAGCTTTCGGAAGAAGACAACAGTCGCAATTCTTTAACTTCACTGAAAATAAGTGGGAAGAAGCAGTTACACAAGATTATTCAAAAAAATTAGAACTACTAGAAAATTTATCTATAGGTTTACAGGTAGATAATGCTGCATTGAAAAAAGCAAATGAAGAGCTTACTACAAAAGCAGAATCACTAGCACAAATTAATTCGAAGACCATGTTGACATCCCTTCAAAACACAAAAGACATTGCTACTATCAAAGAACAACTTGACGGAGGAAAATAATATGTATTCTTATGATGATATCAAGATGATGTATGACTGGAATTGTTTTACTGCTGACCAAGTTCGACAATTCGTTCCACTATGCATTACAGACGAAGAAGCAGAAAAAATTATTAACAATGAAGAGAGCGCATCTTAATTGATGTGCTTTTTATTTTGATTCAAGGAGTTGTCACATGATTAATTTAGGGGAATGGGGAGCGATAGCAGGATCAATAACCGCTATCGTTTCTTTGATTTTATTAGTAATAAAACCAATTACTGCATCTTTCTCGAAGATTACTGAGACTCTTTCAAAAGTAAGTCGAAACTTAGATTTATTGACTAAAGATTTAGAAGCAAGCAAATCTGATCGCATTACTATTCATGAAGAACTAAAGAAACATGATGAAAGATTAGACACACATGCAGAAAAATTGGTGGAACACACGCAACAAATTAAAACTTTATTTAGAGAAAGATCTAGGTAAAAAAGAGAGGAGTTAAGGAGAAATGATTTTACCCGATAAGTATTATCAAGTCATTAAATGGACAGTTTTAACAGTATTACCAGCTGCTTCTGTGTTAGTTGCCACGTTAGGGAAAGCGTATGGATGGAATGGAACAGATATGACAGTGCTGACTATCAATGCAGCAGCAACATTTTTAGGCGTTATCACTGGTGTGTCGGCTTATAATTTGAAAAAATAGGAGGAAACAAATGAAAAAGAAAATCACTATTACTGCGATGAGCCTATTAACGGCTCTTTTTTTATTGCCAATAAACGCCTTTGCTTACACGATCAACAATGAATTCAATTTGGGCGCAAACGAAGGTAGTTCTCAAGTAGCAAATAACCAATACATCCTATTGCATGAAACAGCAAACGAAACTGCGACAGGACGAAATGAAGCGCAGTACATGAAACGTTCTTGGTACAATGCCTATACAGCGTATATTGTTGGCGATGGTGGGATCGTTTACCAAGTTGGACAACCTGGTTATGTACAATATGGCGCTGGTTCATATGCTAATGCAAATAGTCCTGTGCAAATCGAACTGCAACATACGCACGATAAAGTAACGTTTGAAAAGAACTACAAGGCATACGTTGAATTGGCTAGAGATTCAGCAATGAAATATGGTATTCCATTAACATTAGACACGCCTTATAACCAACCAGGAATCAAATCACATTTATGGGTAACACAAAATATCTGGGGAGATCATACTGATCCATACGGTTATCTTTCTGAAATGGGCGTAAGTAAAGAAAAATTAGCATATGATTTAGCTCATGGATTTACCGATGAAAATCCAACAACTTCTGAAAACAAGCCTGTCATTGATCCAACACGAGCTGGTGCAGCTAATCCTACACTGACAGATGGAACGAATTACGCCCACATTGATCAGTTTGGAGAAATCGAAAATGCAAATTTGCATGTAGCTGGATGGCACATTGCTAACTATAAATACGAGTATATTTTCATTATGGATTACAATACTGGGAAAGAATTAGCTCGAGTAAGAGCTGATGGAATTTATAGACCAGATGTAAATCAAGCTTATAATACTTCTGGAAATGTTGGCTATCATGTATCTTTTAACATGCGTAACTTCCCTAATAAGAAAGTCTATGTCATGATGCGGGCAACGAATGATCCAGAGGGAAACA